CGCCATAAGCCCATGCATGACGTTTGTTTGGAATACCGTAGATATTTAATGAACCATTATAATTCCACATTGTAGCAATATGTCCACTGTCTGATTCGTCCACTTTAAAGTCTGGGTCTTCGCTTAATAATACTGAGCCTTGAGCAATCATAACAAGTTCCATAAATCTTGGGTCAATCGTTTCTGGCAAGTTGTCGTATTTGAATAAGGCTAAAGTCAAATCCAGTAACTGAACCCAGTATTTATTGTAAGTCCATTTGTTTAGGCCAAGACTTGAGAAGAAGTTCTTGTTATGGATATTAGGCATATTCCATGTATTCTGTAACTTGTATGACCTACATCTGTTCTTCTTTCCCATGCGTTTACCTCACTTTCTATACCATTATTATACCATAAATAGACTAAAAGTGATACGCATAACACGTACCACTTTTAGCTAGTAAATCAAGACTGAAATGATTATAGGAGGACCTATTAATTAGGACCATAATCATTATATCATTCTTGAACTCTGTTGTCTAGACTATAATTACCAATTGAGTCAAGATTTTTCCAGAATGTGATACCATTATCATGAATTGAATTTATTTGCCCTACCAACTGAGCTGGTAGACTGGCTTTCACATTGCATCCAACTGTCTTAATATAGTTCCAGTTTGGTCTAGCCTTAATATTAGGTACTGCAATGATATTTTGTTTATATCCGTATTTGTCAAAGAAAGAGTCAATGGCTTCTGCATAGTTTTGTTGAATACACAACGACTGTAATTGAATGATGTGTTGACCTAACATTGAAATAGCACTGGTACTCTTGTTACCTATAGCACGTTGTGAATTGACTTTGTGGTCTTCTTTCTGAGCCATCAGTCCAAGCACAGCACCAACACCACCAATCCCCATTGCTGGATTATTTGGAAGATTTGCCATACCACTTGAACTAGCTGAACCTAACATAGAATAATCTGCTCCACTTGTTGAAACAAAATTACTAGCCGTGCCAGATAAAGCACTTCCAACACCAGCATAAGCACCACCTAGAATACCAGCAAACCCAGCAATAGCACTACCACTTGCACCTAACATCTGCAAAGTTCTTGAGTTTGCCGTCTGAGCAAGCCAAGCTTTATAAGTATCGACTGGATACGCACCACTTGGGAAGTCATTGATTGATAATCCTTCATCATAGTTCTTAGAAATATTGCCATAGTTATTAGGGTATATATAACCTTCTGGGTTAGGTAAACGAGTGCAAGTACAATCGAAACTACAATTTGAAGTATTGAATAGTTCATATCTATAATTGTTTGTGTTTCCGCATAAATCTGTAGCACGCAAATAACAGTAAGGATATGTAAAAAGCTTCTTGTTTCTTGGTGTGTATTTGTATAGTTTTCCAGTTTTTATATGTGGCTTTTCGACTGTTTTTGTTAAAATAGGGGCATTACCTCTTACTTGAATAGGTACATCGCCTGCAAAAGCTTTAGGAATATTGTAATAATCTATAACACTGTCCGGTGCATTACTAGCATTTTTAAAAAATTGTTCTGCATTTCCAGCGTTTTGAAGTCTCCATACACAACTTCCAATATTAATACCATCAACATCAAAGTTTGGAAGTATTTCGTCGTCTGCCGTAACTTCATTACCATCCGAATCAAGTCTTGCACACACAACACTTTCTGTTGTCGCATATTCTGTAATATCATCAACATAGTTGGCAATGTATTCTCCAGTTTCCAATCCTTCATCAATGATATTGTCTCCTACTTTATCTGTAACAGAGTGTTGCCTTTCAATAAAGCATCTAGAATACGTAAAATCAAAGTAGTATGTCTGTATTACATCCAAAACAAAAGATACCTCCCATGTTACATTGTTAACCCATGTTACATCTGTCACGAAAGCATAGAACCATTTATTTTCATAGTTGGTGTTCTTAAACATCATGTAGGTAGCTTGTTGCATAAGCAAGCCTTGGGTTGATTCTAATCGAATTGTACCTTGTTGCTTGTTCTTTCCAACATACGTGCATCTATCCCATTGTCCTAATTTATGAGCGTACATATCATTATACTGAGCCGTAGCATTATCATAATCCACTGTATTTTCGTAGGTTGGTGTCAGTGAAATATTCTTTAAAAGTACCACTGTACTATTTGGAATTACATAAGCCATATATTTACCTCCTTAAAAATAAAAGGTGGGACCACCCACCTTTCTATATACTATGCCACTGTAACAGTTGCTACACCAGATTTTTCTGGGTCTCCGTTTGAAACGGCCTTAACAGTATATGCTTGAGCCGTAGCGTTATTACCAATAGTAAGAACACCAGTCTTTTCATTGATTGCTACATCAACTCCATTACCAGATACTTCCCAGTGGACTGTCTTGTCTGCAAAGTCAGAAGCCGTAACAGTCGCTTTCATAGTCAAGCTTGAACCTTTTGGCATTATTGCTTCGCTTGGCGCTACTGTTACACTAGTCACTGTAGGTTCTGTTTCCACATACATAATCGCATTTGCAAAGTAACCACTTGCATATACTTTCCATACGTGCAAGAAGTTGTTCTCATATAAGCCTTGCTGGTTTCGTCTCATGTCAAAGTACTGTTCAACATCAAACACCATGAAGAAGTCTTTATCGACTGTCACCAATGGTACTTCCTTCAACTTAGCCAGCTGCTCAGTGGTTGGTCTAATATAGCTTGGTTCATCAGCAAAGATGATATCCAATCTGGCCAACTCATCTGGTGTAAATGAGAAATCATCTAGCACAATATAACGACCACTGAATTGCGTATAATCAACATTAAATGCTTTTGCTAAAACTTCAACTCCAGACTGAGCATCAAAAGCACTCGTTACGAATACATACTGGTCATTCTTTAACGCATAGTTCAATACTCCAGCACTGTTGTATTTTCGTGAAGGTGTCATCAACAAGTTAGAAACTGTCTTGACCGCCGTAATTAATTGCTCACTTGTAGCATTTGCTGGAATGATTTGTTTATACATTGTACCATTCAAAAGTCTTTCAACTAAAATGTACTTCATTGCTAAACGTTCATCATATTCCATTGCCGTATACATCGCATCAATAATACCAGTAATCAAGTTTACTACGCCAGTACTTGAAGTAAATGCTTGTCGTAAAGTCACTTGCTCAATAGTCTGTTTATAGAAAATCTGCGAGTTGATACGATACAACATTGCTTCCACGTCTGGTTTAACACGCTTTTCAACTTGGGTTTCTGCAAGTTCCGGATTATATACGAAAGGTTCGCAAATATTGATAAAGATGTCTTCAATCACTTCACCATATTCCAAACGACCACGCTTCAAGTTAGCCCATGGATTCTGGTATGACTTAGAAGAAATAATTACTAATCCAATTCTATTCAATAATTCACTTAGGAATGCGTTTTGCCAACCTACGTTTGACATAATCGCTTGACCAAAAGCACGAATGCTCATTAATGAATCGTTACTTGTAGCCATAACTCCGTCAGCCATTTCATCACCAGCACTTAAAACGTGTGGTGTTCCAGCTTCAAAATCACCACCAATGCTTTCACGAATGGTATTCAGAATATCTGGGGTTTTAGCATTCAACTCTGCTTTAGTTGGTTTTTCTGCCATAAATATCTCCTTTCCTACCAATCTAATGTTGGTAATCTTTACATATCTATTATAGCATATTTTTATTCAGTTTTAAACAAATCGTCATAAGATAATTTCTTATCTTCCTCTTCTTCGTCTTCAATCTGCACATCATGTACATCTTTAGGGGAAGGGTTATTATCCACACCACCTAAGAATCGCTCACGATATTTCTGTTTGAATTCCTTCAAATCTGTCTGAGCTTGCGTTAACGCCTGCTTTGTCGTTTCCAACTCATCATTGTTTGAATCTCCTATTGAATCTGAAATATCCTCCAATAATGAAATTTGTTCATCGGTAGCATCTTCTCCAAACATTTTATTTACTTTTTTAATTAAATCTTCTTTACTTAGTTTTGCCATTTTCTTTTCCTCCTTTTAAAATGGTCTACCCATATAGAATATCCATTTTGATTTTTTCTTTTCTTTTTCTGGTTCTCCACTGCCTGGAAGAACTGGTTTCCAGTCCTTTAAATACTGATACCACTCTTCGGCCTGCGTTCCTCTTATAGGTTGATTTGGGTCTGCTGGCCTTTCATAGTTTGCCAGAAACTCAATCGCCAAATCATAAGGTTTTCCTTTACTTTGCGTAAATTCCTTAAAGCTTTCTGGATAAGCACTTGTCGCTATCCACTGGGTATTTGTGGCAACTTCATAATTCATGCGTGCACACTCACCATATCCAAAATTATCTATGGTAAATCCATTATCACGTAGCCAGTCCAACACTTTTGTGTATGGTGTCCACTGAACCAGACCATAACCTTGACTTTCCGTAGGTGTCCCATATGGGGTATCATTCTGCCAACGGCAAGGTGAAATCGTACTTTCACTTTGCATATTACCAAGAACTCCACAACAAGCATTCAATGTCCATCCATACAAAATATTCATCGTTCCATAAAAGCACTTGGCGTTGTTCTTCATTTCATCTTCTGTCAATGGTCTTGAAGGTTCTGTTAAACTCGTGTTTGTAATTACCCAATCCAATGACGAATAGCTTGGTTTTCCTTTTTTGAATATTTGAAAGGTTCTTCCAAGTGTTTCTGTAAAGTTGGTATCATTGCCATAGAAAACAAGATTAGGTTGTACGTTACCTTCCAGTCTATAGCATTGATTGCCATAACCAGAACACACCATACCACTAGACGAAATATGAGCACCTTCTGTTAAACTTGTTTCAATATGCACGTGAGCAGGGACTCCTCCAGCCGTTCCAGTATGATAGATAGTTTCACCTTGTTTATATGAATCTTTTGAAGGTGGGTTGTTGTCATGTGTAAAGCTGAATACAACGATTCTTAACCCACTGGGTGTCCATACCTTTTTATCCGACTGATAAACTGTATCGTTTGAAGAAGCACCAGTTCTTTGTATCACATGACAATCGCAAGGGGCATACAATGTCTGAGGTGCTGGACCACAGTCAATCGCATACGAACAACAGTGACTGTAATCATCTGGGCCCCATTGAGCAATATTACAAGTTTCTAATGGAAACAAGCATACTTGATACCCTTTATACTTTAACTTCTCATTTGGTTTCATTCTGTACTCCAACATAGTATTTAAGCATCTTATAGAAGCGTTCATACTTTTCCTTGTATTCTTCTTTATCCTTCATAAGACTTAAGCAGTGAGTGTAGAAGTCAATCCTCCACTCAATGCTTTTGTCTGAGGGGTAACCATTTGGGATATCTTCTGGTTTTCTGATATTGTATATTTCTTTGAAATTACACAATTTCTGCCCACTGTTCTTTTCCATAAATCTCACTTCCACTTACGGCTACAAAGTTTGTGTTACCACTTGCGCCGGTATAACATACATACCTATGGCCATTGCCAACCCATTTACCCCAGTAATGTACTGTATTGCCTTTGTTGTACTGAGCTACAACTCGGCCGCATACTGGGTTCTGTTTTCTAACGTTAACACAATCTACTAGAAACTTAGCCGTACCAGTTTCCAGAATAACATCCTTCATATTGAATACTGAATTGACTGGTTCTACATCCAATACAACATCTGGCACTAGATATCCTAGAAAAGTCATTCCACAATATCCATTTGGGTTACCTTCCACATAGTCAAATAAATTTCCACCATAGTTTGACTGAGACCATGCAACTGTATACGTGTCAATGATATCTTCGCAAACGGCTACATGCCCATATTCACCATAAGACCAAATCATTAAAGCACCTTTGCTAGCATACTTGCTTGGCTTTAGTCTTGAGTTATGTGTTGTCCATAAGTCCTGCGCACCATGTACACGTGTATATCCATCCAATGGAATTACTTCTTCCAGAATCTCTGATAATCTGGCCGTAGCATACGTAAAGCAGTTTGGCATATTTACATCTGTTCTCTGTACGGCATAACTCATCCATTCAGAGTCCATTAAGCCTTGAATATTGTCCTTTTATAAAACATTATTTGTCCTCCTTATATCCAATCAATGCTTTGATTCTATCTGGCAAGATATCTGGATTAATTTTTGAAATGTTTTCACAAATACTTACAACTTCTGTAATGATTGCATATCCACAAATAATAGGCAACAAGTCTTTTGCAAAAGGCAACTCAAAATACATTTCTGCATAGTTTATTGCGACTCCTAATGCATAGCAACATACGAACCCTACTTTCTTGAATAGTCCATCCCTTAATTTACTTGACTTTAACTGTTCACCGTCACGAACTGCTCCAAGAATCCCAGTCACTAAATCCAGTCCATTGAAAATCATAGCAATACCAATTAACACCATGACTGCACCTCCTAACTTTATACCATTATTATATCATAAAAGTATGGTATAATTATAGTAGAAAGGTAGTGAAATTTATGAGTGAAAATAAATTCTATGACGGAACAAAACTCATGGGCATGAAGGATATCAACGGTAATACACCAGAAATATTCATATGTACTTCAAACCGTTCTGCAGGAAAAACCACATTCTTTAATAGATACGCGTTTAAAAAATGGCTAAAGAAAAAAGAAAAGTTTCTGATTCTTACAAGATACGATTATGAACTTCCTAATATAGGTGATAGATTCTTTAAGGAAATACGTGAACTGTTCTTTCCTAACTGTTCCATGTTTACGGAAAAGCGTGCTGGTGGAACTATCTATGAATTAATGGTGTATCAAGGTGAACAGACGGAAAAAAAGTCTTGTGGATATGCCGTTGCTATAAACAAGGCCGACCAAGTTAAGAAGTATTCCCATTTCCTAGCTGATGTAACATGTATCCTATTTGATGAGTTTCAGTCCGAAACAAACAATTATGCACCAGATGAAATTACTAAATTTATATCTATTCACACATCTGTTGCACGTGGTGGTGGCAAGCAGGTTCGATACGTACCAGTGTATATGATATCGAATCCAGTTACGTTGCTGAATCCATATTATCTGTCACTGGGAACTGGTACTCAGTATTCATTAATTAAAAGACTGCAATGGAACACAAAATTTCTTCGTGGTGTTGGATGGGTACTGGAACAAGGTTTCAATGAAAGTGCAAGTGTATGTCAGAAAGAGTCTGCATTCAACCAAGCTTTCGCAAACAATACCTACGTAGCCTATTCCAGTGAAGGTACTTATCTTCGTGATGATAATTCATTTGTAGACAAGCCAAGTGGCAAGTGTAATTACATCTGTACACTTAAATTCAACAATATAAATTATGGGGTGTATGACTACATGGAAGAAGGGTATTATTATTGTTCTACTTCCTACGACAAAACTTCCCCATATAAACTAGCCGTGACAAACTCTGACCACCAGATAAACTATCGACTTTTAAGAAGCAATATATTTATCATTCAAAAACTTAGAACCATGTACGACTGTGGTTTGTTTCGCTTTAAAGATTTGAACTGCAAGGAATGCTTAATGACTGCCCTATCGTATGGATAAAATAAAAAGACACTCATAAGAGTGTCTTTTATATTGTTACAGATAAGTCTATATCATGCGATATCTTACTTCGACTGAGTGTGTGGCACTGTATTCCAAGTGAAGATTCCCACAAATTTCACTCCATGACTGACTACATCTGGCAATACCATAATGCGCAAGACCCAATGTTTCACGTGGAACACTGGGCCTTGCAGTACGATTTAAAGAAAGAGTCTATGCGTGTTAAGCTACAATCAACACACTTATAGTATAACATTATCTCATTACATAGTCAAACTTTTCAAGAAGAATACCTCCCTCAATTCTATGTGGCTTTAAGTTGCTTGGAACTTTCAATCCTACCTTGAAATCCTTTAAAGTTCTCTTCGTTTCAAGGAACTCTTTTTCTTTTTCATCTGCATCTGTAGGCACTCCCCCACCGCTCAATGAAATATTCATAAGTTCCTTACACCTCTTCCCCATGCCGGCGCACTTGATATCATAGTGAGGTTTACAAGGCTTTTCATTTTCATGCGTGATATGCTCAATGTATGTTTTCTGACGTACATACACGGCCTCATCAAAATAGCTTTCACATTTCCATGCGTTAAAATCAGTAGGATGTATTCTAACATCCACTAGTTCTTCACGAGAGCACATACAGTGGATACTGTCTGTATCTCCGTACACAAATTTTGGATGCTCATAACCAGTAAAATTGTTCTGCGCATTTGTGATAGTAAAGTTCTTAGCATAGCTTGTTATAGCACTTCCACAAGCAATATACCCAGTTTTCTTTTCACGTTCCAACACCAGATTATATGTGATACTTCCATCAATGATACTTACTACCTTAAAGCTTGAAATATCACTGGTAGCGGTCTTCCCATATAAATTATTTAAGAAAAGTTTAGCCAACTGTCGCATAGCGCCAGTTGAATTCATTTTTATTTCACGCCAAGGGTTGATATACTCATCAAAGATACCAACTTCTGAATCAAAGTAGCATCCATCCAGTATTTCAAAGTCCTTGACTTCATAATGTTTTCTGAATAGTTCATAGTCAGTCATTGTCATAGTCAATGTAGGTCTTGCTTCCACTGTCTCACCATTCATATTTACATACGCACCATAATACTTCCCATCCATTTTAATATCGCTTGTCTCAAGATATTCATTGCTTTTATAGAATGCATTTCTTTTAATCTGAATAAATGGAAGATACCCTTTCTTCAATCTGAATCTAGTTTTGATACGAATAAAATAATATCTGTTTGGTCTTAATGCTTCTGGATGTATAAAGTTTCCTTTCCAGAACATAGGTCTGCCAATAGGATATGCATTACCAGATGAAGAGTGCATGACGGAAGGATACAAACTGTTTACATCACACACGCACCCATTCTTAAATATTCTGTTTTCACAGCCTTTGACAACATAACACCAACCGCCTCTATAGGATTTTCGTATGTACTCGTCCACGTTGTCACACCCAAACTTGTCTTCATCAATTTTTATTTCCTTCAAGTCTGGAAACATTTCTTCATAACGTACTCTTGCATATGTGTTTTTGAATTCCTTCATACAACATGAACCAATCGTCATTTTATCGTGGCCATTATCGTACATGAACTCCAAAGCTTCCTTGACCACGAAAACATCATTAAAGATATATTCCTTTTCTTTATCTGAAATATAACATCCTGGATATCTGAAACCTTCGTACACCATATCCAGTTTTCTGTGTTTTGTCTTGAACCCTTCACCAATAGACGCAACACTGAATGGAAGAAGTTTTAGACTATCTCTGAATTCAATATAATGACCATTCACAAATACAGTTATACTGTAGTATTTTCCCATGTTGGAAATAATGTACTTAATACTTCTATCTGGCATATCCTTATTATCCAGCCACTTGACCTTGAATTCTTTTTCTGTGGATAAATCCTCATATGCCTGCTTGAATTTAAGCTTGCCTAACAAGTAGCATAACCAGAATGTACCATCGAATCCAAGATTATGATAATAGATGAGAATATCTGTTTTCAAACTTAACAGATACTCCCATGTTGAATCAATGTCATGAAACAGTTTAGCATCTTCTGTGTATAGTTCTACAATAGCACTGGCCCATACTTCGGTACTTGTCTGGCCTTTATATACAGTAGTTTCAAAATCGCCTACTAGAATTTTTCTCTTTCTTTGTCTCATAGGCTAGTACTCTTCTTCAATGTAATCACCTTCACCAATTTCATATATCAATATAGATGAAATTACATTTGCACAATGTTCAATACCTTCGTCAACTTTTGTAGCATCACCGAATCTTCCATGTGATGCAAAGTATAATCCAGCATCATACAGATACTTTTGTTGAAACCATTCATAAATAGGATTCTCAATTAAGAAATTAGCTAGTATATCATCATTTTCAACACCATCAATTTTAATAAATTCTCTTGTAGCATACTTTGCACCAATCATGGATAATCGTTCATCTTTTTCACCAGATAATGCAATAGAAATCATTGTATTTTCAAACTCCTGCACTAATGAATTTCTAGTTGTAACCCAGTCTGCAATATCATCAGAAAAAGGTGGTGTATCTTGTACTGGTTCTACTGTGGTACTTGGAAAAGCACTATCGAATGTTGAAATCTTTGCTACTTTCTTTGTCTTTGCTTTTCTTTTCTTCTTTTGCTTTTCTTTTGGCCTTAACTTCTGAATGCTTTTACTTGTTAGAATCAAAGGGCCTTTACGGACTGACTTTGCTTGTTTAGCTTTCTTTGCTTTCTGGGAAGGTTGGTTCTTTCTCTTCTTTTTGACTTTGATATCCTCGTCTGGCACTCGCACTGGCTCTGTGAACAATGAGGTAATCTTTAATGGTATAGGCTTCGTGTACTTTGGCTTAATAAGCTTAACTCTTTTAATACTTATAGTCTTTCTTTTAATAGCCATATGCTTACCTCCTAGCTTTATCGTACTTATATTATACAACATTTAAAGGGATAGAACCCTATCCCTTTTGTAATTTATCTTCTTCTTGATTTTGGCTTCGATTCTTCCTTCTGCTTATATTTTGTTAAGAAGTGCATACTGTCAACAATCAATGCGGTTGAATAATCCCCATTGTTGTTTTCAGTCGTAGCGTGCGCTTCTACTGAAATTAAATCACCTTTTAAGCAGTAGTCACCAATTACCTTGACTAGTCCTTCTCCAAAGGCTTTTAAGCTGACAAAATTAGTAATTTTGTTATCATTCTTATCCTTGTAACCAGTGTCCTGCGCTAATGTAAACATCACTACAGTTCCTTTGCCGTTCACATAAGGGTCATTTGTCAATCTTCCTTCAATAAATAATTTGTTCATCATATGCTTATCCTCCTTTTACATTTCTATACGCTTCGCATATTTAATAAATGTATCTAACTCCATTTCATAGTATTCTTTACCATAAGATAGAGATAATACCTTAATAGGTTTTTAGCCCATTTTACTGAACTCGCTCATAACTTTATCAGCTTTCAACTTGTTGTTGAATACTGTTGATACTTTACGAGTCTTGTTTGTTTCATCATCAAACACCAATACATTTACAATTGTAGTATTAATTGTTCGCTGAATCTTGTTATACAGAATTGACATTTTAAATCACCCCTTTCCAAAAACTTCTTAAGAAATGAATGCTTGGTTTACGAATCTTGTTCACCAGCACTCCTTCATTTTCTTCGATATATCTGGCCATCCAGAAGTTATCGTCTTGTGCCTTGCCTTTACTTCTTGCCATTTT